AGGTACCCCCGGCAAGGAATCTCTTAAAAAAGACTAAATCAAAGCAGGTTTCCGCATCGCGAAAAAGAGCCATGCCCAAGCCTCAAAAACCTAACACACACACTAAGAGTGAGTTATGGACTTCCAAAATCATCGGCGAAAAATTAGACCTGTCGCACCATCAAGTAAGGAACCTTTTGCAATCGGTTCCATCTGCGGGAAAGGAAAAGAAATCAAACCTTTACGATTCAAAACTTGTTCTTGAAGCGGCAGCAAAAAAAGCTGAGAAGCGCAGCGAATCCAGCGACGACCGTGAAGAGCTGGAGCGCGAAAAGTTGCGGCAACAAATCCGTAAATTAACAGTTGAGGCTGACACAGCCGAAGGGAAAGTGATTCCGCGTGATGAAGTGTTTCAAGGGTTTTTTCATTTCGGGGCACAGGTCCGAAAGCACCTTGCGGAGCAAATCGAAAAGTTGCCGCCATTAATGGCCGGGCTTACACCATCGGCAATGCAAACCAAAATCCGAGACTATAACGAGGACGTTCTTGAAAAACTCCGAAGCCACAAATATTCAAAGTCTGATTCTTGAGGTTTCTCCTCAGTGTTTCCATAAGTTTGACACAAGCCCCGTTTACACATGGGGGGAAAAAAATGTGAGGCTCCGGGAGTCACCTTATGGAAACCAATTTAAACCGGACGAAACACCATGGCTAAAAGAGCCGCTGGCTTGTGTTGCGGAACCGGAGGCGGAAACGGTTGTTTTGAAATGCGCGGCGCAAACTGGAAAAACTATTTCAATGCAAATTGCATCAGCTTGGGCGTTGGCGAATCACCCAGCCCCAACGATGATTGTGATGCAAGATGAGGAAGCGGTAAAAGACTTCGCAAAAGAGCGCATGCTTCCGGTCATCGAATCTTGTGAGCCACTTAGAAACCAATTTCCACAAGACCGCCATCGAAAAACAAACACCGAGATTTTCTTTGCTTCATGCACGCTAAAGATGGGGGCCGCCAACAATAATTTTCTTCGGTCATGGTCGATTCGTTGGATGTTTGGTGATGAGGTTGGGGCATGGAAGCCTGGAATGGTTAAGCGCGCCAGGGCGCGGACTACTCGTTATTGGAACCGTAAACTATGGTTTTCATCGACGCCTGAAGAGTTTGGTGATGATTTCGATATTGAATACAGAAGCGGCACCCAAGAGGTCTGGTCTTTGCGTTGCCAGGGATGCGCCAAGCTTTTTGATCCAAACTTTTACGAGTGCGTTAAATGGGAAACAAGCGACAAGACGAAACCCGATGGCGAGTGGGACTTTGAGAAGGTTATACCGACAACTGTAATGCACTGCTCGAAATGCGGTCACGAACACGCGAACACCGAGCAAAATTGGCGACTGATGACAACGGGCGGCGGGTACCAAGTCACCAATGATAACCCTACACCAAAAACCCGCAGCTTTTCTTTCAACCAGTTAACGCTTCCGCCATCCGTCATGCCCTGGTCAAGTTTGGTTGTAGATTTTCTGAAAGCGAAGAGATCAGCTTCGACGGGGTACATTCTTCCACTTCGTGAATTTGTCACGCTTAGGCTTGGGGAACCATGGAAGGAATCAAACCATATAGACGTGCAAAGCGTTGTTGCTTCTGGTTACAGTCCTGCCGATGATTGGGGAGATGAGACACACCGTTTTTTAACGGTCGACTGTCAGCAATATCTGGAAGAGTTTTGGGCGGTTGTCCGCGCTTGGGCTCCTGGAGGATCAAGTCGCTTATTGGCATTTCGCCGGTTATCAAGCTTTGATGAGGTTCGAGCTTTGCAGATGGAGTTTAAAGTGCAGGACCAAAAAACATTCCTTGACGTTGGTTATGAGCGGCACCGGGTCCTTGGTGAGTGTGCAAAATATGGGTGGATCGGTATGAGGGGCGAAGACACTGTTGACTACCAGCACCAGGTAAAACCGGGTGTTATGGTGCGCCGACCTTATAGCAAACCCAATCGTGTAAGCTCGACCGGCAAGGTGTCACCTCCTGTCTTTCGTTGGTCAAATCCAAGCATCAAAGACATGATGCACATTCTTAAAACAGGACGCTCTCACCCCTGGGACGTGTGCGACCTCGGTGATATGGCTGATGAATATGCAAAACAAATCGACTCAGAGCGCAAGCGGGAAGTCCAAGACAAGAACGGGAGAACCCGATTAATCTGGCAGCAATACCGAGGAAACCATGGTTGGGATTGCGAATGTATGCAGGTTGTTGCCGCATTGGTGTGCAAGCTTTTTATTGAGCATGACACTGATCTTGATGCCGCTTGATTTCCTTTTTGCCCATCTTAGTGATGGGTGACGTTAGACCTTTTCTCAGATTACAGAGTGACGCATGGCTTTTGACCCTTAAAGACAGGGTTGCGGACGCTATATTGCAGAACTATGTAACCATTGCTTTTAGCAACTCAGGGCAAAGCGGCACAAAGCAAGTCGTGATGCCTCCTGTTGAGCTATCTTCTCAGCTCGTTGATGTGTTGATTGAAAAATCGCTTGTGAGCGGGACCGCAACAACCAGGATGACTTTTGCCCGTTTTTCAAGATGAGCACTTTATACGATCACAACGGGCGATCAATCAGCACCACTTCGGCAAGACCAGTCAAGCGTGGTTACACTCCAGGTTGGTATCGTGGAAACGAGGTCAATCGTTATCGCTCCGTTATTCCATACACCGTTTCAGATGTTGGTACAACCTTAAATAAAGCGGTGCGGCGTAGGCTGATGGGTTATGCGCGATGGCTTTATGTCAATTCCGGCATGGTGCGAGGGGCAATCAATGATATGGCTAGGTATGCGGTTGGGCGTGGCATAAAACCGCAATCGCTTGTCGGTGATACTGCGACCGAATATGAGGATTATTTCGAGCAATGGTGCAAAGTCGCAGACGTTTCAGGTGTTTTTAATTTTTATCAGCTACAAAAATTGTCTTCTGTTCGCATGGATGTTGACGGGGATCTTGGCCTTTTAATGGTCAATAATGGATTTCCGCAATTGCAGGTTTTGGAGTCACATACTGTTGAGAGTCCTGACAAGGATATTAAGGGACATGATGGCGTGAAGGTGAATAAATCCGGTCGAGCTGTATCCTACAGTCTGCGCGACGGCGATAAATTCAGAAGCGTTTCCGCAAATGACTTTATTCTTATTTACGATCCTGACCGTGTGACGCAGCTCCGTGGCGTTACCGCCTTAGCGCACGCAACCGACCATATCCGGGACCAAATAGACATCCTGGAATATGAAAAAGTAGGTGTAAAAATGTCTTCCGCGATTGGGGTTGCAATCACGACCGAAGGCGGAACCGCTGATGATGGATTTGGGCTTGTTGAGTCTGGTTATGCTGCATCAGATACGGGAAACGTCCCTTGGGATACGTTTGAACCCGGAATGGTTCCACGGCTCAAGATAGGAGAGGACATAAAGAGTTTTGCAAGCAATCGACCCAACGCAACCTTTCAGGGGTTTATTGAGCACTTAACCAGAGAGGTCGCTTTAGGATTGGGGCTACCTTATGAATTCGTGGTTGACCCCGCGAAACAGGGAACGGCCTCAAGGTTTATCCTGGAAAAAGCGCAGCGACGTTTTGAAGAGCGTCAAGAAACAATCCAAAAATTCTCAAACAGGGTTTGGGCGTGGGTTATTGCGTCGGGAATCAAACGGGGCGACATACCTCCGTCGGATGGTTTTTGGCGCGTCCGCTGGCAGCCACCAAAAAAGATAACCGTTGATAACGGACGTGATTCAAAAGCCAATGCGGACGCGCTCAAACTTGGCACGCGGTCACTAGCTGAAGACGCTGGAGAGAGAGGTCAGGATTGGGAGGTTTTACGGAACCAGGTTGAGAAAGAAGCCAGCGACCTATTAACCCGAGCCAGAAGACTTTCAGACGCGCATGACATTACTTTGGACACGGCAATTGCCTTACTCTCACAACGATCACCAAACCCCACTTTTGACAATGACCAATCACAAAATAATTCATCAAATCACGAATGATCTTTGGGCAATAACGCCTGATTATCTGCAAACGCTTTACTTGTCAGCCATAGACTTTGACGTTGATCAAGGGCGGGACAGTGGTGAAAATAGGTATTTTATGCGCGGCAGTGTGGCAGTTGTGCCAGTGCATGGACCTCTTGGGAAAAATCTTTCTAAATGGGATAAAATGTTTGGAATGTCGGATTACAACGATATTGAGGAATCAATGATGGCCGCCGATGCTGATCCGAATGTTTCCCATATCCTTATGCATGTTGACAGTCCAGGCGGTACCGTTACCGGATTACCTGAATTGGCTGGGAGGATTCGAGCAATGGAAACACCCATTACCGCCTTCACTGAAGGATGCGCGGCAAGTGCCGCCTATTGGATAGCCTCCCAAGCTGACAATATCCTTTTAAGCGAAACCGCTGAAGTCGGTTCTGTTGGCGTTTACGTCGCGTTACTTGATCAAACCGGATTCCTGGAAAAAATGGGGTTAAAGGTTAACGCTATTTCAGCCGGGAAGCACAAACTTGATTACGCGCCTTTCAAACCTCTTTCAGAGGAAGCACGCGAAAGGCTACAGGCCAACGTGGACAAATGGCATGCAAGATTTAAAGAGGAAGTTACTATGAAGCATAACATACCTCCAGGAAATATGGAGGGACAGACCTTTGAGGGATACGAGGCAATTGAGGCAGGGTTAGCTTCAGGCGTTGTTAACTCTTTGTCTGATGCGCTGTTGCTTTTAGGGTGATTTCCCTTTTGCCCCTCAAGGTAAGATGAAAACAATTTTGAATCTTATCCAAGCGAACACCGAGATTAACCGCCTCAACGCTGAAGCGGCAACAAAAGAAGCTCGGCTCGCTGAACTTGAAGCCTCAATTGAGACGCTGAAGGAAAGTCACCAAAAGGATTTGGCCGACCTAAAAGCAACGCATCAAACCGCACTTGATGAGGCAACCGGCAAGATCCAACTCTTGACCGAAGCAAATCAACTACTCGAAGACAAGCAGGAAAGCGCAAGCCAGCAAGCCTTAAAGGTATTGGCTCAAGTGGGCGTTGTGCAACCAGTCGAGGAAAACAAAAACACCGAAGCATCCACCGAGGACAAGAGCCTTGATGATCTTTGGAGTGAATACAACGCGATAACGAACCAAAAGGAACGTAGAGCGTTTTATATCGAGCACATCAAACCCCGACGATAAAAAATGGCTAATACATTAAACGGAATCAACCTGGCGCAGATAGCGCAGGACACTCTTGACTACCTAAGTTATGAGTTCCATCCACTTCGCGCATTCGTGCGTGATTTTTCATCTGACATTGCCCAAAAAGGCGAGTCAGTCACCACACGCGTCCCAAGTAGCACAACCACGCAAGATTTAAGTGATGGTTACGATGTGACAGACATGACCAGCACTGCGAAAACTATCACGCTCAATAAATTTAAGGGGCATGTGATGGGTTTCACAGATTTGGAAGTTTCCAAGGCTGGCAATCTTGATTGGTTGCAAAGTGTTTTCATCGCACCGGCTCTTGAGTCTGTTTTGAATGTCGTAATGGATGACCTCCTGGCGTTGGTCATCGCAGCGACATATAACTCGCCAACCGCCGAAACGATCACTGCCGCGAATTTCGATGTTGATGAAGTTGCGGATCTTGCCGCCGATTTGTCAGCGGTCAAGGTTCCGAAGTCTGAAAGAGCATTACTTTTGCCGCCCACATACTTCGCAAGTATTCAAAAGGATACGGTCGTCCAAGATGCATCCAGCTACGGTTCCGCAGATGCCGTACGGGATCACGCAGTAAGACGGATTCACGGATTCAATGTTTTCGAGTACAGCGACATTCCGACAAACTCGGAAAGCCTTGCAGCTATCGCGTTGCATCCTTCAGCTCTACTTCTTGCAGCTCGTCAACCTGCCACACCATCAGATCCAGGCTTGCAGGTTGAAAATGTCACAGATCCAACAACCGGGCTACCGTTGCAATTTCGATCATGGTATGACCCGGATTTGGGTATGTATAAAGTTTCCATTGGAACTCTTTACGGTGTTTCCGCTGGCAACACGACTGCACTCAAACGAATCACATCAGCATAATTTATGGCCAACACATTAGGCGGCATTAATCTTGCAGCGATTGCGGACCAAACCCTTGATTATCTCGGCAGAAATTTCTTCGCGCTTTCCGCGTTTGTGAGAGACTTCTCCGCTGATATTCGCCAAAAAGGTCAATCGGTCACAACTCGCGTGCCGTCAAGTGTGACTACGCAAGATTTGAGTGATGGGTATGATGTGCAGGATGTAACCAGCACGTCAAAGCCCATCACTCTTTCTAATTTCAAAGGGCATGTTCACGGTTTCACGGATTTGGAAGTTTCCAAGGCTGGAGACATTGAATGGTTGCAAAGGGTATTTGTTGAGCCTTCCGTTGAGGCAACAGTAAAAGTGGTCATGGATGACTTGCTTGCGCTTATTACCAATGCAAACTTTTCGTCGAATTCAGTCATAACAGCCGCCAATTTTGATAGCGATGATTTAGCGGATCTTGCGGGAAGCCTTTCAACCGCCAAGGTTCCAAAGTCGTTGCGCTCCGCTTTGCTGCCTCCCACATATAACGCGAGCTTGCAAAAAGATGCAGCCATCCAGGACGCTGGCTCATACGGGTCACCGGATGCGGTCAGGGACCATAACGCCGGAATGATTCATGGATTTGGCATTCATGAATACACGGATATTCCTACCAATTCAGAAAATTTAGCGGGGTTTGTTTGCCATCCATCTGCGCTACTTATTGCCGCGCGACAGGTCGCAAACCCAATCAGCCCAAGAGTGCAAGTGATTAATGCCGTCGAGCCAAGGACGGGGCTACCGTTGCAATTTCGATCATGGTACGAGCGCGACCTTGGTATGTATAAAACTTCAATCGGCCTTCTTTATGGTGTGGCCGTTGGTAACAGTACCGCACTCAAACGAATTTTAAGCGCATAAGAAAATGGTAAATAAACCCTCATTTTTAATAGGTATCAAACCGGATAACACGGCAGAGGTTTTGCTAGTTGGCACAGCGGAGGAATGCAAGCAAGCGTTCCTTAGTGCCGCCGAAAAACCGTCTGGAAAATATAATCAAATCCAGGTTTACCGCAAGCCACCGTATTGGAAGCGGCGAGACATATCTGTAAATCAGCCGACGCCCACAGCTACCGCCAAACCTAAGCCCAAAGCAAAAGACTGAAGATGGTTGCATAACGCGTGTCAGTTGCCCGGTCTGTCTCCATGACGGGCCGGGCTTTTTAAGTCATGGCCAATAATAAGCTAACCAAAACCGACAGCCGTTTTTTGTATGAGACGGCAAGCATATTGACGCCCTCAGATTGGACGGCAGTAAGTGAGGGTTACACTTGGACGGGCGGGGTAATGCTTAGAGTAACTGCAGACGAGGCTCAATACGGCACAGTTGCTTACGTGATGCAGAAAACTAACACCTCTGGAGATTATGAAGATGAGGTGACAGTTTCTTTAAACGTACCAGATGGTCACGGTTTAAGCCGAACGGATTATTTTTCAAGCACTATATATTCTCCAGGCGGCGGAAATCCTGATTATACGACAATCTTGCAAGACGACACTTTCGCAATCCAGAGCACCCTTGACCGTGAGGCATACGAAAACCAGCTAGAGCAAGAGCGGGATATGGGGATGATTTTCGATTATGTCGGAACTAAATACAGGGGAACGATTACAAGCCGCACAGATTCAAAGGAATTTGATACAGGCGGATTTGCAGAAGGATTCGAGGCAGTTATCACGACCAGTAGAAAACAGTGGGATGATGCCGGGACAATCCCGACATTGGGAGTAAGCGTCAAGGTTGGCGGGGTAAAATATCGAATTGAGTCCATCGTTAAAAACAGCCCTCATTACCAGATAAATTTATCAAAAAAGCGTGGCAGTTAATATTCAAATTGACACCAAGGAATTCAATTCCGCCCTGCGTGATTATATTAAGGTTTCACGAAGAAGTATTGCGGAGATCGTAAACAAGCGAGCTGTCAACATTGCATTTAAAGCAATTCGCCACACTCCAAAGGCACTGAAATCAAAGATTAACCGAGAGCTAAAAGCCAAGAGCAAACTGAACCCAAAAGCACCACTTGGAGCGATCCTTGTAAACAAAGGGCGAAAACCTGGGCTTTACGGTGAGGCAATGACATCAGAGATAGAAGCACTCAAGCAACGCCGAGCCAGGACGATTGGTTTTATAAAATCAGGATGGCTTGGTGCGGTAAAAGACTTACAGCCACACGCAAAAGTTTTCAGGCGACCGCCAAGGGTTAACGTCCAAGGTCCTCCGAAAGGATATGGCAAACCAGCAAGGTCGGGTCTGAACCCGACAGCAGAGATTGTCAATCAGGTGGCAGGGGCTGTCAAGATAGGTGCTTCAGCATTACAGAGGGCTATAAACGAGGATGCTATTGACATGAGAGATTTCACAGCAAAGCGAATGCAACAAGACGCGAATAAATACAACGCACGATGAGCGCACGCGGGAAAACAGAAGACGCGATTATTGCACACCTCAAGGATGAATATTCCGGGGAGGTTTATGCAGGTACAAGGGGGGAAATTAAAGAGTGGCCTTGCGTTGTGGTGGCGGTGGAAGCTGGCGAAGAAATTCCACTAGGTAGTGGGAATACTGCAGTTGATGTTTCCGTGTCCGTTCAGGATGAAATTGACGAAAACGGAGAACCGAACAGCACCGATAGATTTAATTCTGCCGTTGATACAGTCCAGGACGCTCTGAGGTATAACGACCTTGACACCAAGCTTGACGCGAAAGCTTCAGGATTCAGTTGCATTGGCGTCATGGGCAGGATTGGTCCAAAAACTATTCACGACGATCAAAACGGCATGATTGCAGAAGTATTCACGCTTTCGCTTTTGGTTGCAGAGACAGATATATAATTAAAACCCAAGTTAAAAAATGAGTGTAATTCAAAAAGGCAACGCGGTTGTTTTCGGGATCGGAAGCGGAACCGCTAAGTTAATCAAGTCTGGCGACAGCACTGAAACATCTGTTTATTTACAAGATGTTCGTATGTCCAAATCAGCTAACAGTCAAGAGATACTTGACGGTAATGGTGAAGTCACCGGCAAAGTTTATTTTGATCAACGGCGAACCCTGACAATGACTTGTTTTGTCACTGGTGCCACTAAATCAGCCGCCGAAACCGCTTTTGCATATGACGTTGATCCTGGTGATAAATTGGTTGTTTCATATGACGAGTGGGTTGAGGTTGCTAGTGATGATGCCAACGCAACTTTAACTGGAACACATACGGACGGGGAAGGCTTATGGGTTGTTGATACCGCTGAGAAGGTCCGTACATCGGGCGGCATTGCTGAATGGTCCATTACTGCGATGATGTACGCCAACGACATCAGTGACGATGCTAGTTGATGAATTGGATTACAACAGTTGAACCCGCTCCGTGGTCCATAGCTGGTTTTGAGCTTGGGCC